CCGGTTCCCACAACCTTGCTATTAATAGGAGGAAATAAAATGGTAAGAAATACTTTGAACGTACCACGTTCACTTTTTGTCGGATTTGACACATTGTTTGAAGACTTGGAAAGGATTCATCAAAGTGCTAGGTCTGGAACTGATAACTATCCACCACATAACGTTGTGAAAATCGATGATGAAAAATTCCTCATCGAACTAGCGGTTGCTGGATTTAAGGAAGATGATATTGATATCGAACTTAAAGATGGTATACTGAAAGTCAAAGGTCAGGTGGAACCAACTGAGCGTGAATACGCATATAAAGGTATATCGTCCCGCAAATTTGAGAAGTCCTTCCGACTCTCTGAATTTGTTGTAATAGACGGTGCTGATTTGAAGGATGGAATACTAGTGGTGTATGCCAGAGTAGAACTTCCGGAAGAGAAGCGTCCTAGGAAGATTCAATTAGGGTCTGCTGGGGCATCAAAGAAAAAAGAATACCTTAAGGGGTAATCCGGTAGCAGCGAAACTCAGTAGATAAAATTAATTATTTACTGGAGAACAACATGAAACATATTTTGAATAAATATGATGACGTTGCCGAGACCTTAAAAACTGTATTGATTAGTATTATCGTTACAACTGCTATCTTAGGATTAGCACCATTAGTGATGGTATTACAAGCAGCAAGCTTTTAAGGAATTGAAAAACAGAAATCATGCGGGGGAGGAATACTCCCCCAACCTTTTTGAAAAAAATCGTTTACATTTGCGATGAACTATGATATAATATACATATGATGAAATTCTATACAAACGTGTCTCGATATGGTAATATGATTCTCTTACGAGGATATGACCATGGCAGACGTATTGAAAAGAAAGTCAAATACGAACCAATCCTTTTTACAACAACTAATACTCCGACTGAGTGGAAAGCTCTTGACGGTACTCCGGTTGGTATTGCAAATGCTGGTAAGAGGTTCGACTCCATGAGGTCAGCTAACGAATATGTGACAGCAAACAAAGCTGTTGGTGGCAAAAAGATTTATGGTAATACAAAGTATATCCCAGCATTTATTAACGATTACTATCCTGGTAATATTGAATTCGATAGAAACAAAATTAACGTAACGACAATCGATATCGAGGTTGCCTCAGATGACGGCTTTCCAGAACCACAAAAAGCTGACCATAAGATTATATCTATTTGTATGAAAAACAATATAGGTAATACTTACTATGTGTGGGGCTTAGGCGAATACGATTCAGACAAATCCTACATGAAAGACAATATGGTTGTCTATCGTAGATTCGAACGTGAAGATGATTTGCTTATTAACTTTATTACTCATTGGTCTTCACAGCAATATTCGCCTGATGTAGTCACTGGTTGGAATACTAGGTTCTTTGATATTCCATATCTTGTAAATAGAATCAATCGTATGCTTGGCGAAACTTATGTCAAAAGACTGAGTCCATGGGGAATGATAGATAGACAAGAAATAACCAAGATGGGAAGAACTCAAACTGCTTATGAGTTAAAAGGTATATCACAACTTGATTACTTAGACTTATTTAAAAAGTTTGGCTATTCGTATGGTCCACAAGAATCGTATAAACTTGACCATATTGCTCATGTAGTCCTTGGTGAAAATAAACTTGACTATGATGAGTACTCTAATTTACATACTCTTTATAAATATAATCATCAGAAGTTTATTGATTATAATATCAAAGACGTTGAGTTAGTTGATAGAATCGAAGATAAACTTGGCTTGATTACTCTTTGTATGACAATGGCATATAAAGGTGGCGTAAATTATAACGATACTTTTGGTACAACTTTGATATGGGATACGATTATCTATCGTAGACTATTTGCAAACAATATAGTTGTTCCATTTATTGAAGATAAAACTAAGACAATGTATCCTGGTGGCTTTGTAAAAGAACCACAAATCGGTATACATGATAATGTCGTATCGTTTGACTTGAATTCTCTATATCCATCAATTATTATGCAATACAATATGTCGCCGGAAACTATTGCAAATGGAGAGATTACTTCTTTCGATATAGAAAATGTACTTACTAAATCTGAAAGACCAAATAATAATGGCAAAGCTCTTGCAGCAAATGGTCAGTATTTTAATATTGATAAGCCAGGTATTATTCCATTTATCATCGATGAGATGTATAAAGAGCGTGTTGGAATAAAACAAGATATGATTAACGCTCAAAAAGAAAAAGAAAAGGTAGATAAAAATGACAAACAAGAAATATACAGAATCGAACGAGATATCGCCATTGCAGAAAACAGGCAGATGTCTATTAAGATTCTTCTTAATTCTTTATATGGTGCACTTGGCAATCGTTACTTTCGATTTTTTGACCAACGAGTCGCTGAGGCCATTACCCTCACCGGACAACTTACAATACGATGGGCCGAATATGCAATTAACTCCTACCTCAATAGAATGTTATCGCCTAAATCATGGAAAGATTATGTTATCGCAATCGATACAGACTCGTTGTATGTATGCCTAGATGATTTAGTAAAAAAGTTTGACCCTAAGAATACAATTGACTTTCTAGATAATGTTTGCACTGATGTATTAGAGCCAGAACTAGAAAAATCATATTCAGAATTATATGGAATGCTTGGTGGTATAGATAATCGTATGGTTATGAAACGTGAAGCAATTGCTGACCGTGCGCTTTGGACAGCCAAGAAAAGATATATTATGAATGTACATGATAATGAAGGCGTAAGATACAAACAACCAAAGCTTAAAATCATGGGTATTGAAGCTATAAAATCTTCTACACCTGAGCCATGTCGTAAAGCATTAAAAGAGATATTTAAAGTTATAATGAAAGAAGATGAAAGGTCAGTACAAGAAGCTATTGAGCAATTCAAACAGCACTTCAAAACTCTTGACCCAGACCAAATTGCATTTCCACGTGGCGTAACTCAAGTCAAAAAGTTCCAAGATAGAAATACGCTCTATAAAAAAGGAACACCAATACATGTTCGTGGCGCAATCCTTTACAATAAGCTAATAGGAGACATGGCGCTTAATAAAAAATACGAACTCATAAACAATGGCGAAAAGATTAAGTTCTTATATCTTCGTCAACCAAATTCAATTCATGAAAATGTAATTGCTTTCCCATCTTATCTACCAGAAGAGTTTGGCTTAAGAAAATACATTGACCATGAGCTACAGTTTCAAAAGACATTCCTTGACCCGATTGAGCCGGTCCTGGAAGCAGTTGGCTGGTCTTCAAAAGAAGTCGCTAGCCTGGAGGATTTTTTTGGATAAACAGTTTACATTTACTAAAAAATGTGTTATAATATACTACTATGGAGAAAATAATGAAATTAGTTAGATTATCCTCAGGCGAGGAAGTAATAGGAAAAGTTGTAGAACATCCAAATCATATATCAATATCAGATGGTTATTCGCTTATTCCAGCTGGAGAAGGCAAAATAGGTTTCATGCCATTCATGGCTTATACAAAAGCTAAAGATGGTATAGATATAGATAGAAAGTTTATTGTATTTGTTGTTGAACCAGTTGAAGAACTTGTTGACCAAATAAGACAAATGGATACAGGACTTACAGTACCATCAGGAAAAATCGTAACATGAGCAAAGACTGGGTAAAAGATATAAATGAAATGCAATACAAGTATGGTGTGCATAAGTGGATACATGATAATAGAGACCAACCCGATAATCTTAGAAAGTATCTAGAATTTAGAATTGATTTTTTAAGAGAAGAGTTAGATGAAACAGAAGCTGCTCTTGTAAGTATGGATGCTGAAGAAATAGTTGATGGTCTTATTGATTTATGCGTAGTAGCAATTGGAACACTTGATGCTTTTGGTGTTGACCCATATAAAGCTTGGGATGAGATACTAAGAGCAAACTTATCAAAAGAAGTAGGTGTTAAACCAGAAAGACCAAACCCGATGGGATTGCCAGACTTAATTAAACCAGAAGATTGGGAGGGACCTGACCACAGCGACAATCATGGTAAGCTTAACAATATTTGATAGTATATACGATAACACAACAGTAAAGCGTATGGATTATAATAGTTTCGACGAGTTCGAGGCTATTCTATTTCGTCTTGCTAAATCTAAAAAGTATCCTACAAAAAAAGATGCTCCTTTAATTAGTCCAGCAATATATTTACCAGATACAACTCGTGCAAATGATAATGTAGTTGCATGGGGCGGCTTTGGTATTTTAGATGTTGATGACTTTACTGGAGACTTAAAAGATATAGAAGAAAAGTATTCTCAATATAGATACATTTGTTATTCAACAGCCTCCTCTACAGTTGAAGCACCAAAGTTTAGATTAGTATTTCCTTTAACAGAACAAGTTGATAAAGAAGATATTAAACATTTTTGGTTTGCTCTTAATAAAGAGATTGGCGATATTGCCGATGCTCAAACAAAAGATTTAAGTAGAATGTATTATGTTCCAGCTGAATATAAGAATAGTTTTAACTTTATATTTTCTCATGATGGTGAAGTTATGAATCCTAAAACACTTATGGAAAATCATCCATACGTCAAACCTAATCAAACAATGTTCGATAAATTTCCACCAGCAATACAAAAGGCTTTATTGGAAAGAAAGAAAAATCAACTTAATAATACTAACTATACTTGGACATCTTATCGTGACTGTCCCTTTGTAAATAAAAGACAAATAGAAGAATACAAAGGTATTACTGGTACAGGTTGGTATGCTAAAATGTATCAAATCATGTTAACGACTGCTGGTAATGCAATGAGTAAAGGATATCCAATAACTGCAAAAGAAATAGAATTTATATGTAGAGACTTAGACTTAGATACAGGTCATTGGTATGCTAAAAGAGATTTAGAACAGGAGGCTGCACGAGCTATCGATTTCGTGTTTAAAAATAATATATGACAAAAAGAGAAGAAGCATTAGTAATACTAATGGAAGAATGTGGTGAGCTTATTCAAGCTTGCAGCAAAATGATACGTAGTGGCGGTGAAACTAAGTATGAAAGAAATTTACAAGATGAAGTTGGAGATGTACTTACACTTGTTGAAGCATTGAAAATAAGTGGCTTAGTCACAGATAAACAGATTGAAGATAGAATAAAAGTTAAAAAAGAAAAACTAATGAAATGGAGTATGTTATATGAGTAAACACATGAACAGGAATACGCATCCTTTTAAAGCGTTTTTATATGGTATGGGATTTGGAGCATTGCTAATGTTTATATTACTATTCCCAGGTCAATTAAAAGCTTTTGATGAAAACAATGATGTCTATTGCATGGCTCAAAATATTTACTTTGAAGCTGGTAATCAACCATTAGCTGGAAAGATTGCAGTAGCTCAAGTAGTTCTTAATAGATTAGACCACCCAAACTATCCAGGCACGATGTGTGAAGTTATATATCAAGCTAAGTGGAAAGAAAACTGGTTAGGCAATCAAGTTCCTATCAGAAATCAGTGTCAATTTAGCTGGTTTTGTGATGGAAAGTCTGATGACCCAGTTGATAGTCCTACGTGGTTAAATTCTCTTTTAGTAGCAAGAGATGTTGTACAAGGAAGATATGGAGATATAACAGAAGGAGCTACACATTATCATAATGACCAAGTTTATCCTTATTGGGCTGACTCACTTAATGAGACTGTAATTATAAATAACCATATATTTTATAAGTAGGAGGTTCAAATGTACAGATATAACGTAGAAGTTACGAGAGTAGTTGATGGAGATACTGTAGATGTGGATATCGACTTGGGATTTGGTATGGTTTATAAAAAGCAAAGAGTTAGAATGATGGGTATTGATACACCAGAATCTAGAACAAGAGATTTAGAAGAAAAGTTTTATGGTAAGCAATCTAAGTATCACTTAGAAAAATTATTATCAGAACAAAATGTTCAGCTACAATCTTATGATAAAGGCAAATTTGGTAGAATACTCGGTGAACTTTTTATTGGTGATAATCCATTAAGTGTCAATCAACAAATGATACAAGCTTGTCATGCTGTTCCTTATTTTGGTCAATCAAAAGAAGATACAGAAAAAGGACATATGTGGAATAGAGAAATGTTAATCCAAGAAGGTATAATCTATAACAAAAATCTAGAAAGATAATGAATACATACAAAACGAATAAAGAAAAGATGGGCTACTTAGCTGAACAATTAGTTTTTGAATATTTTGGTGGTGAACAAAGTACTGACAAATATGATAGTAAAAAAGATGGCATGATTTTAGATGAAACTGTAGAAGTCAAATGTCAGAATCGTCATCCATACGGATATTTTACTGTCAATTCAGCATGGAAAAATCAAGTACCAAAATGTAAAACAGTTGACCGTCTTTTCTTCGTTGAGTATGACAACTCCCCTGATGCAATGTTATGGGAATGTATTGATAGAAATAATACAAAAGAAATTATTACAAGAGATGGTAGAAAAATGGTAGCTTGGCCAATAAGTAAAATGAAATTGATAACTACATTTAAAGGTCAAGGCGATAAATTACGTGAGTATACAAGTAGTAAAATATTTTAAAAAACAGTTTACATTTAACCCAAAGTATGTTATAATATACTTATTATTAAAATTATGGAGTGATTATGAAAGAAAGCCTAAGAGTCCTGCAAGAATGTGCAGAATTACAAACTAAAAAATCTCAGGATTATCAAAGTTCTGAATCAACTGTAGTACAGGCCATGCATTATAGACGTGGCATTGATACTATTCATGATATTATCCTTGGCAAAATGATGAGAGCAACTTCACTGCTTGAATCAACTGATGAGCCAAACTTCGAAAGCATAGAAGATACTTACAAAGACATGATTAACTATTGTTCTTTTGCAGTTGCTTATGCCAGAGGTAAAATGGAAGGCCAAGACCCAACAAGAGATATGTTCAACAAAAAGGTGCCAAATGTATCAAGTGAATAGTACAAAAGATATTGCTCAAGTATTTAAAAAGCATCTAGATGCTGGTCATTTTGTCGATGATAGAAGTGGTTCAAAGACAATAGAAATAATTGGCGCATCATTTGTTGCTGATAAGCCAGCAATATTTGGTACTCCAAATCAAGATTATATTGATGCTGAAATACAATGGTATGAATCGCAATCAACAAATATAACTGATATATATCCTGAAGGAGATAAAGAACCACCACAAGCTTGGCAATATACAGCAAATATTCATGGTGAAATCAATTCTAATTATGGTCATTTAATCTGGTCAGATAAATACCACAATCAATATCAACAAGTTCTTAAAGAGTTATGTGAAAACAATCCAGAATCTCGTAGAGCTTCAATGATATATCAAAGACCAAGTATATGGACTGAATATAATGAAAACGGTAAAAACGATTTTATTTGTACTAATGCTGTGACTTATTATCTTCGTGATAATATGCTTCATGCTGCTGTCCAAATGAGAAGTAATGATGTTATCTTTGGTTATAGAAATGATTATGCTTGGCAAAGATACGTACAAGAAAGACTACAACAAGACTTATATTACGAAGGTATGAAAGTCGAGTTAGGTTATATCTATTGGCAAGTACAAAACTTGCATGTTTATGAGAGGCACTTTGACCTTGTTAAATAAGTGGGATAGTAGATTTTTAGAGATAGCTAATTTAGTAGCTACTTGGTCAAAAGACCCAAGCACTCAAATAGGTGCTATTGCTGTAAAAGATAAAAGACTTATTTCTACTGGATATAATGGATTTCCAAGAGGGATAGAAGATTTAAAAGATAGATGGAACAACAGAGAAGAAAAATATAAGTATGTTGTACATGCAGAAATGAACTGTATATACAATGCTAATTACCACCATCAATCATTAAAAGGTTCTACAATGTACATAGTAGGATTACCAGTTTGTCATGAATGTGCAAAAGGTATTATACAAGCTGGCGTAACAAGAGTGGTTGCACAAATAGAAAATGTACCGCTCAAATGGTCAAAAAGCGACTCAATAACTGAAAAGATGTTTAAAGAAGCAGGAGTGATTTATGAAAAGACAAGAGTTTAGCGAAGAAGAATTAAGAAATTCAAAACGTATATATAAGAGTGCTACTCCAAAATATACGCTTGATTGGTATATTAAATGGGGTAGTTCAATACTTCTTTTAATTGCTATGGCAACCAGGGCGAATCCTGAGTTTGCATTATACGACCAAGTATTCTCATTAGCAGGATGTATTGGTTGGTTAATAGTTGCTAATATCTGGAAAGATAGAGCATTGATAATTTTAAACACTGCAGCAGTCATTATCCTCGGAAGTGGTCTGATAAGTGTTATAACTAATAATATGTAGTGAGCTACTCTGGGTCTCCCAGTCAAATTTCTCACTTAAATAAACTGATATAAATGGAGAAAGATATGTCAAAAATAAAAGTCGGCATTGTAGGTGTCGGAAGTTGTGCTAAGTCCTTAGTGGAAGGAGTACAATACTACAACGAAAATCCTGAAGACAAAATTGGTCTTATGTATGAAGATATCGGAGGATATAAAATACATGATATTGAATTTGTTATTGGGTTTGATATCGATAAAAGGAAAGTAAACAAAAAATTAAATGTAGCTTTAAGAGCTCAACCTAATTGTGCTATGGACCATGTCGATAAAATTACAACAAAAGCAAATACTTCATGTGTAAGTTCAGATGCAATGGTTTATTCAGCTCCAGAAATGGACGGAATAGCTCCACATATGCATGACTATCCAGATGAAGTCACATTTGTAAATGGTGCTGTACCAGCTGAATCATTTGATAGAACAGTTGAATTATTACAGTATCATGATGTAGATGTTTTAGTTAACTATCTACCAGTTGGTTCAGAAGAAGCTTCAAAATACTGGATTGATGTTGCATTAGAAGCAGGTGTACATTTTGTTAATTGTATACCAACATTAATTTCAACTGAAGATGCTATGACAACTGAACAAAGATTCATTGATGCTGGATTAACAATTGTTGGTTCAGACATGAGGTCGGCTTGGGGAGCTTCAAGAATGTCAGAAGTTTTACAAGGTGCCATGTTAGACTCAGGTCTAATGATTACTCAACATATTCAAATGAATATGGCAGCTGGTTCTACACAAGGCCAGGAACACATTAGAACAGGAAGAACAGCTAATACTGACTTCCTTAATATGGCAAAACAATATAGATTGCATAACAAACATGTATCAAAAGAGAATGTTCTTAAAGGACAAAATATCGTAAGAGATGAGTCTACAGCAGGTATGACTTTATTTGCTGGTCCATCTCTTACAGTTCAGCAAAAGCCAGGTGGAGATTATATTTCATCTGATAATAAAATTGCTAACTTTGATATGATTGGTTATGGATTTGCTGGAGCAAGATATGAATTATCTGCTAGATTATCTGTACAAGATTCGCCTAACTCAGGTGGTGTTGTAGTTTCAGCAATTAGATTTTGTAAGGTTGCTTCAGAAATGGGTATTGTAGGTTATTTAAGAGGTCCTTCAGCCTGGACTCAAAAAACTCCGCCAGTACAATTAAAAACTGAAGATGCCAAATTCGAATGTGATGCTTTAGCGAGGAGAACAGTCACAAACATGACAGAACCTCAGCTAAAAGAAAATAGACCGAAGGCAAAAGACTTGCCTCATACATTCCAGGATAGCAAGACTGATTATGAAAGTAAATAGTTTTGATATAGATGGAGTAATCTATTTTGGTGAAGGCACCACAGGCGTAAGACCCTGTAAAGATGACGTTATCATTACAGGGCGGCCTTTTACTGACAGAGAAGAAACAATAAAAATGTTAGAATCTCGAGGCATATATAATACACTATATATGAATCCTTTAAAAAGATATTTACCTAATCCACATAGTGTACCAGGTGGCGTAATGGATAATCCATTGTATAGCAGAAAAGCTTCTGGTATTTTTAAAGGACATATGATAAACATGTTAGAGTCATTGGGAGTAGAAATACAAATGCATTTTGAAGATGACCCAATACAAATAAGACAAATAGAAAAATTATGTCCTAATGTATCTATTGTACATGTAAAAAGAAAAAACGAGGAACGTGTCAAGTATTAATTATAATTACGATTGGTGGAAATACGATACTGAACTTATGAAAGAGTTCAATTGGTTTCTATATAAAATCAATGAAAGGTCAAATATTCAACTTGGTTATGTCGATGAAACATATGAAAATGTAAATCGTCATGGCAAGGTTGATTATGGACTACAAGAAGATGTAGAATATTTTCATCCAACAATTACACTTGATGACCGTATGAGATTTATTGGTCAAGAAATTGCAAGTTTAGATACTTCAATAATGAATATTGTTGGCAATACTTTTATATCTCATTTTTATGGTGGTAGAGGAGTTCATTTTTTAGCATCAGGAAAAGATAATGTCTTTGTTGATTTTGATAAAATAGCTGATGAAGATAAAGATTATATACAATTTATACGTAATAATTTAGATAAAGCTACTAAAAACAAACAGCCAATTTGGGGAACAACAGAATTACATACATCGATACAAACTGCAGCAAGAAACTTTTGTCGTCAAAAATATAATGAGCCAGATAGAAAGTTTCATCCAGTTGATGTATGTGAATGGGTATCTTCTTTTAGAGATACTGGCTTTTTAGATAGAATGCAGCAATGTAATCATATGTCAGAAATATACACTCTTTTAAGAGAACAACCTGGCATAGGACATTATTATGGATTCCATGGAGCTGCTTCTTCATCTGTATTACCACAAATGAAATATCATCATGACCAACGATTTGTTTCGCCTGGTCCAGGAGCTGTATATACAATAGGACTTATGTGGCCAGATGCTCCAAAGAAACTATATGATGAAGCAATTTATTTTATGAGAGAGAATAGCGATGAGATTGGACTTACAGAAAACGTAGTATTCCATCCTAAAGCTTTCAACATAAATAAAAAAGATGGTACTAAATTGTTTGAGTTCGAACAGGATTCTCTCAAGTACTACGGAACTGAAGTTTTGTCTTGTCAGTTCGGCGTGTACCTACAGATACGTGAAGACGAGCGTGCATGCGCACGTAGACGTGTAGCGCGCGTACAGAAGACTAATACTTTAACTGAGTTTTTT